ACTCATTACTCCCAGATGTAGAAGATTACGAAAATGCAGTAGAAATTAGAGATTACCTTAAGGAAATAAAAGAAGTGCTTTAATTAAAGCTCTTTCGTATAATACAAATACAAATAAAAAAAAGAATCAGTTATGAATTGGAAACCAATTGGAGATCAAGTACTCCTAAAACAACTAGAAAAACAAGACAAAACAAAGAGTGGTATCATTATAATGAACTCATTGGATGATTATATTGAATGTGATGTTATGGCCGCAGGAGACGGGTTATTTACGCAAACAGGTACAAAAATACCAATGACTGTTAAAGTTGGTGATCGCATAAAAATCTATTCCGGAAACCTAGGAGCACAAAAGAAAGTGCAAATAGAAAACGCCGATTTTATTTTGGTTCGAGAACATGAAATTGCCATGATAAATACAAAACCATGATTGAAATCTTAGGGTGGCTTAGCACAACCTTAGTTTTAGCTGGATATGTATCAAATGCTAGAGGGTGGACTAAGACAGCCATGATTACCTGGATTATAGGAGATACTGGATGGATTACGTATGACTTTTTTATTGATAATTTTAGTCATCTTGTATTAAGTTTAGTTATTATAGCAATTAATGTTTACGGAATTTATAGATTATGGAAAAACTTATCAGTCAAGCAAAAATAGCACACCAAGTAAAACGGTTAGCAAAAGAAATTTCACGAGATCATATACAAAGCGGTAACATGTTGCCACCAATAATGATTTGCATATTAAATGGTTCTATACATTTCTTTTCAGATTTAATTAGGGCAATGAAAATTGATTGCGAAATTGATTTTATTCGATTAAAATCTTATGCCGGGCAAGATAATTCAGGCGGTATACAAGTCCTTAAAGAATTAGAACTAGAATTAAAAGGTCGCCGAGCCTATATTGTTGATGACATCTGCGATACCGGTAGAACAATATTAGAAGCACTGTTTATGTGCAATAGTAAATTAGTACAAGAAGTTAGAGTTGTTACATTGTTGAAACGCAAAGACGGCGTCGATATGACTGATTTTTGCGGATTTACTATTGATAAGGAGTTTGTATACGGATATGGACTAGATAATAATGGAATACAACGAGAATTACCGCATATTTACGTTGTTTAGGATACGGGTTAGATATTTATAATAAAGGAGTTATTATGATTATCTATAAAACTACAAACTTAATTAATGGTAAATTTTATATTGGACAAGATTCAAAAAATAATCCAAATTATTTAGGAAGTGGCATGTTATTAAATGCAGCAATTAAAAAATATGGACGATTGAATTTTCATAAAGATATTATTGAACATTGTGCTACTAAACAAATATTAAATGAACGAGAGATATTTTGGATAACAAAATTAAATCCTATATATAATATAGCTAAAGGTGGTAATGGCGGCGATACATTAACAAATCATCCTAATTATGATTTAATTATTGAAAAGTTAAAACTTCGACCAATTCGAGTTTGGACAGAAAAACAAAAAGACCGTCAACGAGGGAATAATAACCCAGCAAAACGAATAGATGTACGAGATAAAATTAGTAAATCAAAATTAGGTAAACCTAGACCAGATCAATTAGGCGACTTAAATTCAGCAAAACGTCTAGATGTTAGACAAAAAATTAGTTTAAAACTAAAAGGTGTAACTAAAAAGAAAATAAAATGTCCAACATGTAACACAGAAGGACAACCGTCAAATATGCACCGGTGGCATTTTGACAAATGTAAATTTAAAACGAAAAAATAAAATGTATAAAGCAATCGGTTACGATAAAAAAGCGGGCATCATGCACGTTTGGGATGATGAATTAGGACATCGCAAATTTCCTTTTCAGGCATATGGATATTTACCAAATCCAAATGGAACATATCAAGCACTTGACGGAACACGATTGAATCAAGTACCTGGCAATCATCGAGATAATCCTAAATCATATGAATCTGACTTAAATGAAGAAGTTAGAACATTGATTGATTTATATTATGAATCAGATGAGCCGTCTAAAGGACATAAAGATTTCTTTTTTGATATTGAAACTGCAAAAGATGAAAATGGGTTCAGCACAATACAAGATGTTCGAACCGCAATTACTTCAATTGCATATTATGATAAAGCAGGAAAAGATCGACGAGTATTGATCTTAGACGAACAAGGTCGAATCAAAGAACATGAAATACAAGGCGATGGATATACAATAGAAATCTTTCGTCATGAAAAAGATCTATTAACTAGATTTATCAACGTATTTGCACAAATACAACCAACAGTTATAACCGGGTGGAATACAGATGGATATGATGTTCCGTATTTGCTAGGTCGATGCAAAAAAGTATTAGGTGCACAAGCAATCAAGAAATTTTCTCCTGCTGGCATTGTAGAACAAGGCAGAACCGGTAAATGGAAGATACTTGGAGTTTCTAGTTTAGATTACATTAAATTGTATAAAAACTTTACATATACTGAACTACCTAATTATCGATTAGACACGGTTGCTAAAAAAGAATTGGATCGAGGCAAAGTTGAATATGATGGAGACTTGGATACATTGTTTACCCAAGATATACATAAATTTGCATATTATAATATGACGGATGTTGATCTTGTTTATGAAATGGATGAAAAGCTTCAACTTTTAAATTTAGCAAGATCAATTTGTCACAAAGGACATGTTCCATATGAAGATGTATATTATGCATCTAAGTATTTGGATGGTGCTGCTATTGTTGATTTAAAACGCAATGGATTTGTTGCACCAAACAAGCAATTTAGATTTATTGAAGAAGAAACAATGGCAGATGCATTAGCCGGCGCATATGTAATGGCACCTGTACCTGGCCTGTATAAATGGATATATGACTTAGATTTAACTTCATTGTATCCAAGCATCATTATGACTGCAAATATATCTCCAGAAACTAAAGTAGGAGTTGTAGAAAATTGGAATCAAGAATGCATGTTAAACTCAGATTCAATGCCGGCTACAATAACATTGGCTTCTGGCAAAACACAACAAGTTGATAATGTTAAAACATGGTTAGCACAGCACAATTATAGTATTGCTAGCAACGGAGCTACATATAACAATGAACAACGAGGGTTTCTTCCAACTATTCTAGAAAAATGGTTTAATGAACGTGTTATCTTTAAAGATAAGCGTGACACATTTAAATTTGGTACAGAAGAATATAAATTTTATGATGCATTGCAATTAACACAAAAAGTATTGCTTAATTCATTTTATGGAGTATTAGGACTTAAAACATTTCGTTTCTATGATTTGGATAATGCCGGAGCAATTACAGCAGTAGGTCAAAGTGTAATAAAATTTTCAGCTAAGGTTATTAATAACTATTACAAAAAAGAATTGGGAGTTGACCACTTTATTAATGATAGTGGAGACAAAGCAGAATTTGCATTTTACACTGATACAGATTCAACCTTTTGTAGCAGTTTGCCATTAATTGAACATAGATTTCCTGGATGTGATACTAACGATGAAACATTCATGATTGAACAAACTAATGCAATTGCATCTGAAATACAAACAACGGTTAATACAATGTATGACCAATATGCAAAAGTATTCCATAATACAGATACGCATCGATTCCAAATTAAACAAGAATATATTGCTAAATCCGGGTTATGGATTGCCAAGAAAAGATATGCCCAATGGGTTATTTTTAAAGAAGGCAAATCTACGGATAAATTGGATGTAAAAGGATTAGATGTTGTTAGATCCAGTTTCCCGGAAGATTTCAAAAAGATAATGAAAGAAACATTGTGGTATATCCTTAAAGGAAGAAACAAGCAAGATACCTCGACATTGATACATAACTTTAAAAATAACATTAAAAGTTCCAAAGTATTGAATGTAATGAAGAATTCAAGTGTTAAAGAATTATCTAAATATATCAAAAAACGTAAACCGTTTACCGGTTATATAAAAGGATCGACAGCACACGTAAAAGCCGCAATTAATTTTAATGATTTATTGAGTACATTGACTACGGATATATTACCTATATCAGACGGCGAAAAAGTAAAGTGGGGCTATTTAGTAGGCAATCCGTACGGGTTTGAAACTATTGCATTACGTGGTTATTTAGATCCGCCCGAAATAGTTGCATTTGCAGAACAATACATTGATCACAATAAAATGTTCACGGCAGACCTAAGCAACAAGTTCAATGATTTCTATGCAGCAATGAGTTGGGGTGCATTACCAGAAAATAACAATGCAAAAAAGTTTTTTAACTTTGGAAATTAAGAATAAATTTATTATAATATAGTATGATTGGTTATAAAACACATTGGTACGGCAAAGAAATAGAAGGCCGTTACACTGATATCGAAACATTGTTTATTGCAGACATTAAAGCCCTAGACAGAATTGTAGCAGGAAAAAATCCACACGTTTATTTTTGTTCCGGAGCAACCGCCCAATTGATCAACGATGATCGATGGGATATGGTATTCAGAATGATTTCTGATACTAGTTTCATAACAATTGAAGTTACTCCCGGTATGTTAGAAAAGATACCTCCAATGATTCGAATCCGTGCACACATCTTGTTAATGTTAAATTGTACGGATGCCGCATTGTTAAAACAATCAGACAGCATTAAGGTTGTATATGCAGATTATTCTTTGTATTGTACAACGGTACATAATATGCAACATGTT